ATACTCATCGCGTGGATATGCTGCATAATAACCTAATGCCTCAAGCCTGTCACTAGCAGCAACAACAAGGTTGAGATCCTGTATGAAGATCATACAGTAGTCATCTGAGACTGAACTCTCCCAGTCGTTCTCTGTCAGGAAATCCAGTTCCGCATCTTCTGCACCATATTCCGGATGAAACTGCATGCAGTGAAGGGACGGGTGCTCTTCGTTGAGCGCAGCCACGAATCCTGCAAACTCTTCGAGATCAGGTATGCCATAGGAAGCGACAACGATAAGCTCCTTATTAAAATCATAAAAGCCCGCACAGAATTTACGGGCATCTTCGTAGATCAGATCAGTCTCAACCACGAGAACCTTGTTTTCTCTCCATGCCTTGCGCGCATACGGGCACGGCGGAAAGCCGTTCAAGTGTTCGCTTGCAACTTCAAGAACTTGTGCAGACCAGCTTCGAAGGTCTCGCTCAATCGCGGTATCCACCACCCTTAGCCTTGTATTCACGAGCCAGCATCTGAGCCTTCCGCGCGCTCCACTGTCCCGGTTTGCCACCCTTCCCGCCTGCTTTGATTTTTTCAAACAGACGCTTGCGCATTGCAGGCTTTGTGTAATTACCCGCCTCATTGACGCGGCTCTTAGTCTGACCGCCACGCTTCATCCTTGAAGTGCCGCGACCACCAGTGCCATCATCAATATTCTTAGAGGCGCGGATTAGCGCAAGATCCGCAGCATCATTTCCTGTTGATACAAAACCACCAGCTTTCATCTTATCAGATCCCTTATAACCAGAGGCGTATGCAGCGCGGGCCTGACGCTCTGCACCGGCGCGAGTCGGATAAACTTTCCCGCTGCTGCCCCACTTATAACCACCTGATACTTTACGCACTGGCATCTTTGTTCATATCCCACTCGATACATTTAAAGTCAGTGACCACAAGATCTGGCCGATTTGCACCTATTTCAACTTCACCCTGCCTGATAGAAGCCATGCACTCAGGCTCGCTGAAAGTAACAGGGCCGACAAAAATGCTACAGGCTATTTGTCCACAAGCAAGAATAATACCCGTCCACATTTTTGTCTCCTTTCACATATTAGACAAAACGTCCTCTTGTTTTGCCACGCATTGCACAGCCATCAATTTTTCCACCCTTGCGCATTCCCTTAACTGAACGCTCAGGGCGCTCAACAGGGCCAGAAGGCATTGTTGACGGTTTAGGTTGAGCCCGGCCACGCATTGCCATACCAATGGGCGTATACTGAAGAATGCCTTCAGGCTTTCCACTGCGAAGACTGCGCGCTGCAGCAACAGTAGGGATTGCGCCTGCGCCAAGTTTCTTTGCAGCAGCAATTCCGCCGAGTGCCATCTTTTTTGTTTTTTTCATCTGCCTATTTCCTGTAAGCTGAGAACCCATTTGAGATCGAGATATTGCCATTACCACTTTACCTTATGGCTCCAGTAACGAGCGGAGAGTTTGCTGGGATTCGGATCCTGCGCGTTATGACGAGCGTAATAACTTCTCTTGCGCGCTTTATCCTTTGCGGACTTCGGGTTTTTACCCGCGCCCCTTACGCCCTGTTGACCGAAGCGGATGGTCTTTACCTTGTCACCCTCTTTAGCAACAACAACGTGGGACTTAGTCGGGTGGTTAGGGGTGCGCTTGGGCTTATTAACACCTGATACACCTGCCCGCTTCACTGCGGCTCGTGTTTTATCTGCGGTGCTCTGTGCCATCACTACGCCTTGTAACTTTCCAGTATACGATCAATCTTTGCGTCAAGGGCATCAAGTCGATGCATAACGCGGTTGATGTCGGCGTGAACCTCAGCCTTAGTCACATATTCTTTTGCCATCTCTTCACGGGTGCGGTTCAAAAGAATTGTAAGGCGTTGCACTTCCGCCCACATTGTCTTTGCAAACCAGCTTACCAGACCGAGAGCGGCAGTAAGAATTAAGTTCCAGACCATATAATCCACGCCGTCACCTCAGCTATAGAAGAAGGTCATCGCAGTGATGTTTGTTGCCGCAGTGATCAAGACATCGCTTTGAAAGCGAACCCCGTTGTCGGGGATGTTTACCGAGTGAGAGTCACCGGCAAGAAAGTCGAGATCGAGCAGCGTTGCACCACCAGAGCCGTCTGTCAGAGTCAAGCGCCCAGCACCACCCGTGGCGGTAAGCACCTGAATCTGGCGGACGCGAGCCGGCCCCACAGCAAGGGAGCCGGTTGCCGTCATCCGCTTAGTCTGAATATCAGAATATGCCATCTCACTCTTCCTTTGAGGGAACGGACTCCTGATCAGATTGACTGATCAGGAAGTCCAACATTGCTATTGCGCCGTTTGCCTGCTGAAGCATATCAAGATGTTTCTGCCGCTCTCTTACGGCATCTTCTTTAAACTCCAGCAAGCGCTCTCTTGATAATGACATTAGGTCGGCTCTGCCGCGTAAAGTGGGATCCAGTAGTTTGTGCCATCAACACGGACACGCAAACCACCGTAAGCAGTGCCGAGCGTGGTGCCAGCCACAACCATCTTCCCTGCGCCTGCAGTTACACCAGCAAGGTTGAAGAACACAGCATTTGTGTCAATCGTTGCCACATCAGCGCCTTGAGTCGAAATGTGCATGAACGAAGTCAGGGTGCCTGTGTCAGCGCCCGATGGTGCGTTCAATTCAATTTCAAGAGGGGCATAAGTGCCAGAAGTAGTGCCTGCACTCAAAGTCATCTCTGCAACAAAAGCAGAGCCCAAGCCTGTCGTGCTGCCAGATGCGCCGTAAACAGTAATTGCTTTGAGCGCGTTAGAGTAAGAGCCAAGAGCCGCATTAGCGTTCAACTGAAAACGAGCACGACCAGCAAGACCGCCAGCACCGGTCATTGTGTTTTCCATCACAATGGGTTCGATGTTAGAGCCACCAGTGGAAGTGCTCGAATAGGTGAGATCGATGGAACCGTCAGACGCAATGTCAAGGCTTGTGGTGTAAGCACCAGTAGTTGCGCTTTTATCAACAACCTCAAAGCCACCTTCAGAGCGGACTGGGCCGGTAAAAGTTGTATTAGCCATATTTTCATACCTCATGCACAAGGGTTTCGCCGTTCAGTCTGTGCATCGTCAGGAGGGCCAGCCTGTCTGCACGGCTATGATTAAAGCCCTGCCAGCAGAATACATTAGCACGGCACAAAAAGAAAGGCCCGCCGAAGCGGGCCAATCCATGTTTTGTAACGCCGATTATGCGCCGGGCGAGCCGTAGATGCCGAGAGGATCGGACACGCCGAAGCTGTAACGCTCACGCGCTTTATAGCGCACGTTACCGGTGTCGAAGTCACCGTCCATCGATGTGCTCATGGCTGTACGCACGAAGTGCTTCATGCCGTTAGGAACATCGGTGGTGATGAAGAACGCATCTGCGTCAGTCAAGTAGTGGTTGACACGGAAGCCTTCTGGGATCGAACCGTTGTTGCGCAGCGCGTTGATGTCGTTGTCGGCAGTGCCGGTGCGCAACTCAGTCTGCAGCAGACGGGTTGCAACGAACATCAATGCAGGTGGAACAACCAGCTTGCGAGGACGGGCTGCGATCAACAGGCCGCGCTCATCAGTGAACGCTGCGATGTCGATAACTGCCTGCTCAAGCGAGGTTTCGTTCAAGTCCGCATTAACCGCAGGGCGGTTGCTGTTCGTTGTGCCTTCCACGGTGGGGTGGGCAGTGCTGAACAGGGTGACGTTGTCACCGGAATTGAAGGTTGTGAAACCGTTGTTGAGCAAAGATGCTGCTTTAACCTGCTTCGTGTATGCCATCGCGCGAGCAAGCGCCTTGGTGTAACGAGCGGAGAGCGAGTCGTACAGGTTGTCTTCCATCGCCTCTTCGGTGATGGAGAAGCCCATAGCCACGGTCTCGTGGTTATAGCGAGCAGTGAACGCCTCTTGTGCGTTGTCGTAAGAGATTGCCGCACCTTCCGACTTTACTGGCGCTGCGCCGAAGCCGGAAAGTTTTACCTCTTCCTCAAAACTACGTTCTGAGGTTTCGGTTTCGTAAATCTCCGCATGCTCGTTTTCATACGTTTCATACTCCTGACCGAACAGTGCGTTAAGGCCGGGAAGGAGTTCTTTGAGAATCTGGGAACGTGAGATAGTCATTTTATATCCTCCTTATACACCAAGCGAGTTAGTGTAAGAGTGGACACCCACGTTCAGCTTAACGATGAACTCCGGATAGTCATCGGACTCAGTGCCTTTGACCGTGTCAACAATACGAACTGCGAGCGTTGAGGTTGCTGCGAGACTGCCACCGTTTGCGCCGACAGTCATCTGGATACCGGACTTGCCAGTAGAAGAAGATGCAGTTGCAAAAGTGAGGGCAGCGTTTTTGCCGATTGCGCCCGGCCAGCCGGAACCATCGGTGCCGCTGTTAAAAGTGCCGAGTGCTGCAGAGCCTTTGATCTGGAACAGTGCATCTGGATCATCCATCACGCGGACGAAGATTTCAGTTGCGCCGCCAGTTGCAAGGTTTGCTGGCATGTAGTTGTTGTAAGTAGGCTGGCCGTTGCTATCGACATAACGAGAACCCACGCAAACACCCACGATACCTGCAGTTGCGTCTGCAGAAGTCGCTGGAATTTTAATAGCAGTAGGAGTCGAGGTCGCAGCAGAAGGCTGGCCCGAAGACGAAAGAACAACAAGATCACCGTTGTAAATTGCAGCAGAGTTGTTTGCTGCAACTTTGAATTCACGAATGACCCCGCCGTTGAAAGGCTGACCGCCGATAAGGTTTACCGGGGAAAGCCCATAGGGAGTGGCTGTAGATGCCATAACACTTCTCCTATAAGAACGAGGTTAAGGCAAATGATGTTGTCACTTGCCGAATGAAGTGCGCGTGTTACGCTCTGGCCGAAGCACTGGCATACGCGGATCGGACTGACGCAAGTAGCTATTATCAACTGCTTCCATCTGCTTCTGGGACGCATCGCGCAGTTGCGCGTCACGATCTTCAGCAATGTCCTTATCAATAGCGCAGAGCATGAGACCACCGACCTCAATGTTATCTGGAAAGCGCGAATCAAGATCCGGCAACAGTTGCATCTCAGGATGATCTGCTGCTTTCACAGGCACATAGCCTTCGCGGAATCGTGCCGAAACATTAGGGTTGTCGTTCTGCCCTAGCAGGGAGGTGCGAATCCATCGGTAATGCAAACCGTCTTTCGGTTCGGGGGTAGGGAGTGCGGATGGCCGCTGCCACGTTTTCTTACGTTCAGTCTTTTCGCGAGTCTGAAGTTCGCGTGGGGTACGATCAGCCATTTTGCTGCTCCTTTAAAAGTTGCGCCGCATATTTTTCCGGCGTGATGCCAAGTCGTTTTGCCAGAGCCACTTGGGTCTGGGTCAACTTAACTTTTTTCGGGTTTTTCGAGCTACGAGTAGCTGGGGCAACCACGCTTGCCTTTTTCTTGGGTGCGACCTCAAACTCCTCATCGGTGTCTTCAGTCGAGAACTTGTCCGCAAAGCGCTGTCGCACTTGCCGGTTGATCTCAGAATAATATTTTTCTGAGTTCGGATCAACGCCGTTATAGACTAATTCCTCATGTACACCCAATGCAAAGGCCGTCATCTGGCGGTCTTTGCCATACCAATCGTTATCTGCAAGCCACGCCTGCTGGCGCTCATCAAGCTGAGGTGCCTGTGGCTGTTGCTGATAAGACTGCTGTTGCTGAGGCTGAGCAGCCTGCACCGGCTTCGGCTTATAGCCCTTGATGCGATACATATCATTATTGAGAGAGGTCAGCTTTTCCTGCGCCTCAATCATCTTGTCAGTATCACCAAGCTCATAAGCATCTTTATACGCCGCCTTTGCCTGCGTTAGCTGCGCCTCAAGGCGCGCTTTTGCCTGCTCAACAAGGCTTCCCTCGTTTTGATGCAGTTGCTGCCGAAGCCTTTCATTTTCAGACTGAAATGTCTGCGTGACCCGAAGGAGTTCTTCCCTCTCACGAGCCAGTGCCTGACGTTGACGCTCTGCTTCTTTTGCTTCGAAGCTGAGTTTCTTCATCCGTTTCTGGACGCGGTCACTATATGACTCGATTTCATCATCTTCCGGGATGTCTGGCCCGTCATAGTCTTTGACGCGGGGCTTGTCGTCCTCCGCAACGTCATCAACTACTTCGATTTCAAAATCATCAGAAGAATCCTCACCCTTTCCGGCGATTTGACGCTCTTCATTGAGGTCTTCTTCCAGTTCCTGCTCGATATTTTCTGCTGCATTACTCATTGTTATGCCCTCTTATACCCGCGCGGATCCTCAACCACCGCTTCAACAGTGTCATCATTGATAAGACGGAACTCCTTATCCATGATTTTAAAGCGAGTGCCCGAATATGAGCGGAAAATTACGAAATCCCCGTCCTTGCAATACGGCCCATGCGGAAATTTGTCTGGATCACTGTAGGCATCTGGGCCTGCATCGATGACATATCCGATAATTGAGGCGGTTTGCTCTGCATCTTTAAGCTGATCTGGCAGATAAACACCGCCATCAGTCTTTTGAGACACATCCAAGGTAGCGATAAGGAGTTTATAGCCTTGCGGCTTGGGAAGTTTCTTTTGAACTTCTTCCGGCATGTCCTGCTTCGTATACATTTCTAGCCTCTGCAGTGATTAAGGCTCACCGTTGCCCTGCGCCATCATGGCGTGAAGCTAGAATCGCAGAACTAATTCTAACTTTCAATATATCTTTTCTGAATTTCAGACATATCTGTTAGAACTAATTCTAATGCATCAAATTTACCAGTGGCCCGACTGTATTCTTCCATCGTTTTACAGCCGCCACTGACAATATATTCGGAGAGAGAAGCTTTATACTCCTCAATCCTCCTCTTGAGCGCCTCTATCGGATCCATCTTGCATTCCCTTCACAATGTCTTCAGCAACTTTTAAGCCAAGCTCAATGCCCTGCTTGCGTTCACGCTCCTGACGCTGGTCAAGTTGCGTTGCAAGGCGCGCACCGACCTGTGCAGCAGTGCGCTGGTTCTCAGCCTCAACACGATCCTCTTGAACTTGCAGGTTACCTGCAGTGCGGAGGCGCTCGATATCAAGCTTCTCCATGTCCACAAGGGCATCATGTTTTGCTTCAGCTTCTTTGAGAACAATCTCACGCTCTTTGAGCTCCAGTTCTTTGCGCTGGATCTGGGTGAGCGGATCTTTCTCAGCCTGCTGTTGCGCCATCATTGCGGCCTCAGCCTGATCTTTGCGCAGCAACTTGTCTGCTGCTTCCGCCGCAAGGCGGGACACTTCGCGCTCCACATCTTCTGGAAGCTGAGCTTCTGAATCTGGCAACTCCACGCCAAGTTGTTTCTGGATCTCCACACGATACAGCATCGCAACGTGCTCTGTAATATGAGAAGCCATAGCTGCCTGAATAGCACTTGCAAACGGGGACTGCCCCACGATCTGCTGGATCTTCGGATCTTGAATCGCAGCCATGTGGACACGGATGTGCGCTTCGTGATCTTGATACCCGAATGCTTTTACAGGCTCCTGCTTGAGAACAGCCATATTTTCCGTGACAGGATCCATCGGCTTGATGTCTTCTGGCAGTTTCACGATCTCATCAGCATCTTTAATGTTCAGGACTTCCAGCATCTCGCGATGGAGCTTACCCATATTGTAAAGCTGCGGAGCCTGCTGCGCCAATTGCAGCGCCGTCTGATACTGCACAACGCGCTGCGCCATAGTGGCGGCATTAGGATCAGAAACCGGAATAACATCAACGCGACCATCGAAGTCCTCTGCTCTGTTGAACTGCCCTTCACGATCATATGAATACTCCGGATCCATGTAGTCCCCGATCACACGCGCAATCAAACGGAGCTCTTGCTTGAGAGCCGCATGCATACGCGCTTGAACGCCAGACATAACCTTGAGTGTGCGCTCCATCAGAGCCAGCGTGGTGCCGACAGGAGCATTCGGATTCATGCTACCCACCTGAACATCGGCAATCGAGCCAATGCGGCGCGCTTCTTCGACCACGTTACCGAGCAACTGATACAGAGTGCCTGAAGGCTCCTTGTAAGGCAGGGGAATCAAAGCATCACGGATTGATCCGCCCGGCACATCAACATCACGGAATTCACCCGGCATCAACGGGGTGTTATCGCCCGTGATCCGCATACCTTTTGCCTTAAAGCCCGCAGGCAAGTTCGACAGGGTGCCGGCATCAATCAACTGACGAAGGATAGAAGTCGCAGTCTTTGCCAGACCACCGATCAAGTGGATCAAGCCAAGGCCGTAGAAACCCAGACCCGGCAGATATTTGTAATGCACGAAATGCATTAGCTTCTTTTTCTTCGGATCGTCCTCGTTCCAGTTACGGCGGATTGCAAGGATAGTCCGAGAAGACTTGTCCAGAGTCACGACATAAGGACGGGCAATGCCTTCCGGATCATCAAACTCTTCTGGCATGTTCATTGTGACATGCATTTCGAGGATGGTGTAACGATCATCATCGTCAAGCACTTCCTCTTCACCCATCATCTCATTGTACTTTTCCTGAATGTCTGTGATTTCAGGAGATGGGGCAGGGAGCTCAAGCTCACGATAGAAGCCAGAGATCTGCAACTCGATAACTTCGTTTGCAGTCTTTTTCATTACATGGGTGTAACGATCACAACGGCGCAGGTCTGTTGCGCCGTATCCGACAACCATGTCTTCCGCAGGAACGAACATCGCGCATGGACGTTCGTAAATCGGATCATAGTAAACCTTTTTAAAGCCAGAGCCAGCAAGCGCGGTGCGGAACAATAGCTGTTCCATCTCATCGCGGTATTCGGTCATTTCTTCTGTAATCTGATAATTCAGTTCGGTCTCAACTCGAAGAGCCTGATCTTGAAGTTCTGCAGTCTCTTTGCCCATGATCTTTGTTCGGGCAGGGCCACCAGCAGGGCAAAGCTCGCCCATTGCTTGTGCCTGAAAGCGAACAACAGATTCAGTAAGGACAGGGTGGAATACGCCGGCTGCGCCTTCCCAAGGAATAGAGCGCTCTTCAACCTTCATGCCGAGAAGGTCTAAGCCTTTTACATAAGCGCGGGCCCAATCTTCGCGAGAAGTGCGATCATTGTTAAAATCATCAACCAGCTCAGCAGCCATTTCGTCCAGAATATTATCATCAATAAATTCCGCGAGGTTCGCATCGTGGTCAGGGCCGATGAGCTCTTCAGTGATCTCACCGCTGAAATCAATAATGACACCGCCATCATCGTCCTCTTGAATCGCAACAGCATCTGGATTGATGATATCAATCTCAATATCTTCAACTTCGATGTCATCATCATCTTCGGGCAGATCTAGCGGCCCCATCACTTTTTCAATTGCCATAGCCTATGTCCTTCTTGGGCTTAACAAGTAATACCCTATTTCACCCCTTCGCGGCAACAGTGGTCAGTGGAACCATGTAACAATCGAATACCGCTCACCGCTTGTAATCTTAGTGACTTCATGAGGAAACATAAAGTTTGATGGGAACATTATTGCATCACCAGCGCCGAGAGATAAATTAAATTCTCCACGCAACAACCTAAACAAGCCACCATCATACCCTTCGTTTAAGTTAAGTGTGCAGGTTAGTAATCGAGACAAGCCCCCAGCATCGTCAGCATGTTCTTTAAGATAATGGCCTTCAGAATAATGCAGAAGTTCATATCCCTCATCAGAAGAGGGGTTCGGCAAATGTTTTATGCCCCTGCCTTCTTGAAGAGTTCTTAAATATAAATTTTTTGCTTTTGACATAACCTCAAATAGCTCATCATCCATATCTTGATATTTTTGACCTTCAGACTTAACAAGATCCGAGGAAAGACTGATTTGTTTAACTTTTCTGAAGTCAAGCTGAACACCGCCATCAGTTACCCCCCACTTCCAGAAATTAGTATCTTTATACAAGTCAATGATTTCTTGAGATTTTTCTTTTGAAATCAAGCCCCGCATCACAACAATGAAGTCACTGAGATTGTGATTAAATTCACCGTTTGCCATAACATTCCCCTTTAGTAATATTCCACAGGCCGCCTATAGGCCGGCTCATCATTCCACTCATCCATCGTTGTGCGAAGCCATCCGCCCTGACGGAATCGAATAAGTGCCTGCGTCACCGAGTCAACATAGTCATCATGCTCCCCTGCGGGGAATGATGCACATTCTTCGATAACCTCTTCCGCCCACCGAGTAGGTGGTGCCCAGATAATACCGCTCGCGAATAGATCTGTCACGGCATTTGCGCGAGCAATTTTATCATTGCCGCGAACTGGAGTAAACTCAGTGACTGGTATGCCCATCATCCGCAGTTCTGCAATCAAAGGCGCACCAGAAGCTTTCTTTTCAACAACAAGTTGATCTGGCTCGTAGTCCCAGTACTTCTGATGGGCGACCCTCTTGAGCTCCGGAAACTCCATCTTGTCCTTGAATGCGTCAAGAAGAATGAGATTAGGAACAACCACTCCCTCTTCATTCTCTTGGTGAAATATTCCCCATGTGGTGCAGGCACTGTAGTCACTCCGCTGTGTTTTAAGAAACGCGGTATCCCATGACTGAATAATCCCCTCAACAGGCGGTGGCGTTTCACTAGGCCACTCATTCCACCACTCGCGTTTAATTAGAGCGCCTTCTTCAGAAGTGGGATCCTGCATATACTGAGCATTCCACTTGCTCACAGGAATTTCTGATTTAATTGCGCTGAGCTCCTCAATGCTCCAGAACTCCGGCCAGAGAGGAGTGCCGGAAGGCATAATTGCAGGAAACTCTATAACTTCCCACTCATCCGAACCGGCGCGCTCTGCGCTCTTCTTCAGGATCTGTCCTGTCAGGTCACGCTTTGACCACCGTGTCATAACGATGATGATCGCACCGCCCGGCTGCAAACGCTGACGAGGGCCAGAGGTATACCACTCATAAACCTTGTCATAGACTTCAGGATTGAACTCGCCCATCTGGGCTTCCTGTTCAGAATGCGGGTCATCAATAATCAGAACATCAGCGCCCTTACCAGTAACGGCACCGCCGATACCGATAGCGAAGTAGTCACCACCTTTGTTTGTGTTCCAGCGACCTGCAGCTTTCGAATCTGATGATAGGGTAATGCCGGAAAAAACTTTACCGAAGTCTTCGCCCTGAATCAGGTTACGCACCTTACGACCGAAGCCGACAGAAAGTTCAGCAGTGTGTGCAGTCTGAATAATTTTTTTATTCGGATACTGCCCAAGAAACCATGCCGGAAAAAGATATGACGCGAACTCTGACTTGGTATGACGGGGAGGCATATTGATGATAAGTCTTTTGAGCTCCCCCCGTGCCACACGCTCGAAGGCATCGGCCATCTTCGCATGGTGCCGCCCAGCTATGAAGCTGGGCCACATTAATTTTACAAAATCAATGAAGTTTTCCTGAGCGCCGGCTACTGCCTTTTTCTCTTGGAGTGCTTCGAGATCCTTGAGAACCGCCAGACGTTCCGCGTCAGGCAGATCTTTGATCTTCTCCAGAACTTGTTCAATGTCGAGCACTGCATCCCCTTGCGGAACTTCATGTAAGTCTCACGCTATAGAATAGAACATCATTGAAATCTGAAGTCCAGTCCCAGTCAACGTCCTCGGCTTTCGCTTCATCTGGTTTCGGTTCGTTCTGCATACAATCCGCGAGAGTTAAAAATCTCACCAGACTGCTGGGATGTGCCGGACAACTACCGCCATCATGCTGAATGAAAACAGACCACTTACCATCGTTCTCGATGTAAATTGTGTCAGGTTCTTCTGAGAGCATCGTAACACTCCTTCTTCTGCCAAGTTCAGGATAGCAGGAGAGCGGCTGCTCTAAAAATCAAAAAACCAGCAAAGAGCAAAGATGTTCTTAGAACATAGTTGCTTGACACACTCTACAAACCCTATATAGTATATATATACGCGCGCGTATAGTAACTATATATCCCTTCCCTAAAGGGAAGGGCATATAGTTATATTAGAAAATAACTATATGAGGATAGCTCATGACCCGTGAAGAGGTAATCAAGGCCATAGAGGTCTATGCAGATAAATCCGGATACACACCGGAGACTGTATGTCAGTATGCTATCCAGCACAGAGGGTTTTACAGAAACGTAAAGACTGGAGGGGACTTTCGTTATGGCACTGCAATCAGGCTAATGAATTGGCTGAATGCAAATGCTGACAGAGTCAGCAAACGCCGTAAGAGAGATTGATAAGGATCCAGCACAGTGTTAGGTTCGGAGCAGGCTGAGGCCTAGCTCCCGACTTCCGCAGGTTCCTCCCCTTCCGCCAGCGTTGAGGTCGGGAGCGCTTAGAATGCCACTATATGAAACATCAGAGCATCTTGCTGAAGAAGAACTTCTAAAGCGAGAAGTGGAGCAGGCCAGAAACTGCAAGCTTGAAAAGCTTCCGATGAAATACAGCATCGACTATGCTGTGTGCCGGGGAAGTAAGAACAATCTTATTGAGGCATTCGTTGAGCTCAAGCGCAGGAATGCGCTCTCCACAGACTCAAGAAACGGATATGATCCGGTCTATATGCTCGATATCCACAAGATTCGAGAGGCACAACAACTCTGGGATACATATGGCAAGCCAGTATGGCTTGTGGTAAAATTCAACGACAGAACATTAACGACTCCACTTTCAGGTGGTGATGTTCATTTTAGGGATGACAAAATGATTATGGGCGGTCGCAAAGACCGCGATGATCAAAACGATCACCAGCCATTTGTCATGATCCCTCTCTCAAGATTCAAGCCATTGTCCTAAGTAATACCGGGTATGCAGTTCTAGCAGTTCTCTATTACAGGCACTCCCACCATATATGATCGATCAATGAAAGGATCGATCTCATGGTATATACATTCGCAGACATCTATCGCATCGAGCTCACCGCTCGCAAGCTCCGCTCAGAAATGCTCTACAACGGCATCAAAGCATCTTTTGAGTGGCTACTTGACCAAGACAGCAAAGAGCCTGTAGAACAGAAAGCGTAAGCTCTCCTTGCTCGGAGACTTGCCTCCCATTCGGATGTTTCACCCTGTTGCATCCGGCACCTAAGCCAGCCTTCGGGCTGGCTCTTTTTTACTTGCAGTTCTTTTTAGAATGAGTATACTGAGGCAGTTAGCGTGACTGACCCGTCGGCTTTGTAGTCGGCGGGTTTTTTTGTGCCCACTTACAACCCTTTGCAACCTTTTACCACCTATTGCCACCTCTGGAGTCCTCAAGCCTTTTTAGAAAAGGGGGGCTGGGGTTATTTTAGAATTAGCTAATTTAGGGATTTTAGAATAGGGGGGGGTATCATAGGGAAGTGCAAATTGTTTGAGTATAATATCATGTATATATATGTGTATACACACGCGCGCAAACGCGGGGGTGGGGGTAGGTGGGGGTCTGGCCTCTCCCCCTCTCGTCCAAGGGGCCACCCACAGGGATGCGGCACTGCCCCTGACAGGGCGGCACAGGCTATGATCTGGTGGTGGTGATGGGATGCTGCGGCACATGGCAGGCAGGCACAGGATCACAGATAGCGCTGAGAGCCACAGAGAGGCCCGTGTGGCGGCACTAGGGGGGATCGATTAGGGTGACCCCCTCCCCCCCCTTTTTCGGGGGCTGTG